CGATCTACTTCATTAGCAGTACCGTCATTACCTATATCTGTGCAATCCATCATCCATGCCCAAATTCGGATCTTGCCTGTGCTAACAGCACCACCAGACAATGTTGCAATTGTCATGTCGATGTTATCATCAGCTACAGCCATTAATGGTTGGAATGCTGCAGGGTTCTGAGTAACGACTCCTGCTGCAGATGTTCCATCAAATCCATCTACAAAACAGTCAGCATCAGCCCCTGTTCCTAGATCTAGAGTTAATGTAGAACCGTCAGAAGCTGTATCAACTTCCATACCTGCATTAAGAATCATAGTTCCTTTTTTGACAGCAATTACTGGAACGACATCAGAAGCTGCAAGAGCAGAACCTTTGTCAGACAAAGCAGTTGCTAGATTCAAAACAGTTTGAACCATGTAGGGTTTTCTACCTGGGTTAGCATTGGCTCCCCTTGCAGATTGAAGTGTATTATCACCTAAAGCCATAATTCAATCTCCCCTTATGCTGCGTTATATTTAGCAGTTACGATTGCTTCTGGACGAAGAATCTTCCTGCCGTATAGGTGCATACCACGAACAATGTCAGCAAAGCTGTCAGGGTCACGGTAAGTTTCAGTCTTGCTGATCTGCTCTGCAGTTGCTACAGCAGAATCATGTCCACCAACAATCACACCAAAATTGGCGTTTTGGTTTGCTGAACCTGTTGTTCCAGAACCTGTGCCTACTGCAGGAAGGTTTGATGAAACATACATTCTGAAACCGTGCATGTTGTTCAGTACTAGACCATTACGTAGAGCACCTGACTCACCATAATCACCATTCAAGAACCGTGAGTCCTCGTCTGATAATATTTCCATGAATACAGGGTCAACTACGAGCCACCTACCTTGTGAATCAACTTGTTGTTGGTCCATCAAACGTTTCATACGTGATATAATCATCGCAGGAGAAACGGTTGCTGTTGGTAGTGCTGTCGCACCTGGTAGACGTGCTGCTACTGGGATCGAATGATCTCCTGCAGAGCTAGTTGTAATGTTGCCAAATGAATCTTTACGTAGTTTCATTGATGTCAACAATTCGTCAGAACCTGCTGTTGATACAGCTTTTGAACCATTTACGGTTGTGTTAACTGTGTCAGCATCAGAATGTAAAGCAGACTGTTTATAACCTGATAGATAACCAAGTACTTCTTGGTCATGCTGATCAGCTAAACGGTATGCTGCACGATCTGTTGCAAGTTGCATGAAATTCGCATGACTATGCGCCTCTTCTATATCGTCGATCTTAAAAGCATAGTAGTTGGCTTTATCTACGACTAGAGAAAAGTCTTCATCATCAAGGTCTTGTGCTGAAACTTGTGTACCTCTGGCATAAGCCGACACAGAAATTTCAGGTTCCTTGATAATTTTAACAGTGTCACCTTGGGCACTGATATCTCCGAAATAATCAGAGTTAGTTATGTCTCCTACTACAGTACTCTTGCGAAAAGCAAGCTGTACCTTTTTGGAGTAGATTACACTGGAAAAGTTCCCATTGGGAAGATTTCCGTAACCTCCTGCTGTTTGAAAAGCCATGATTAAATCCTTTCATGATATTAGGCTTATGAAGAAAGCTTAAACATCTGAAAGAGGCTGTACGTTTTCTAGGGTGCAGATAGCATTCAGTTGCGCAACCAAATACTACTGGGCCTATACTTGTCCAGGTAGTTCTTTATAGTTTAGACTTTTTAGTGAAATAGTATCAGTAAAGGTAGTCCATATAGGGGGCTTTACTCAGATACATGTAGTTATATAGAAGACAACCTAAGTGTCAACTATTTATCTGGCTGCACCAGACACATCGTAAACAAACTTACCGTTTTTCATTGATTCGGTAATTTCGTCCTGACGTTCCTCAAACTCCTTATTTGACATCTTAGCTACGTCAGACTCTTTAATTTGTCCTGACACACCCTTGGCATCAATAGAAGCACGAGTTCCCTTTGTAACAGTAGATGCTGCAGCCTTACGATTATCTCGTCTTGCAGCAGGACTCATACCATTATCAACTTTGTAAAGATCAATCACACGAATAACAGAAGCAGGATCATCAGAATTTTCGTACAGTGCATCCTTAACCCACTTAGGTTGTTCTTCTACCCAGGTGTGAAACTCATCTGATTGACGTAAATCATCAAAATCATCATGAGACTTACGAATAACATTCTCTGCTTTCATTCGTAAAGCCTCAGTATGGGCATCATCTAACTCTTTTAGACGTGACTCAGCCTTGCTGAACATTTGCTTTGCTTTTTCAGATGCTATCTTTTCAACGATACCTGCTACGTCTGGGTATTTTTTTGCCCACTCTTTAATATCTTCATCAGACTTAGGAGGAACAACAGCATCTGTTGCTTTACGATTTTCAAGAGTTTCTAATCGTTGATTCCACTCTTTCTCTTTGTCTTGCATATGTCTACGCAAGTCACCATAACGTTTCTTAAAAGACTTCTCTTCAGCACTTAAGCTACTATCGTCTTCTTGTGCTTGTTGTGTCTCTTTGGTTTCTTCTTGTTTGGAATCGTCTGTGGCTTGTACTTGGGTGTCATCAGTATCTTTGCCACTGGGTTCACTTTCAGTAGTTTCTTCACCACGAGCCTCTGCTTCTAGCTTGGCAATCTCTGCCTCTTCATCTTCTATTCGTTTTTGTTTCTTTGCGTAGTTAAACCCACGATCAACAAAACCTGCTGTCTTGGGTGTTTCTACTTCTGCTAATTCAGGCATTTAAGTTCTCCTTATGTTGGGGCCAGGAACCATTCCTGGGTAGCCTTATTATTATATGGATTATTCTTCGTAACCTTGAAGTGCTGCCACTTGACCTTTAGCTTTAGGGTCATCTGGTCTGACTCTTACAAAAGCATTTGTGTTGTCACCTACTACCCAAACCATACCATCTCCTGCATCTGATCCTACTTTAGCAGCTATTTTATCTGAAGGATCTCTATCTGCTCCTTCTCTAACAATAGCATCTACTGCAGCTTGTCCCTCTGGGGTTTGAGCTACGTATGGAGTAGTAGTAGTAGTAGAAGTAAGATCTCCTACTTTGTTTATAATACTTTCGTATCTTTGAGTTCCAGGCATTAAACCAGGAAATGATTTATCTAGCCAACCTAATATTTTGTTTTTTTCAAGAGCATCATCAATTTTAGATTTCATTTTGTCTGCAGTATTAGTATCTTTAAGACTATTACGAGTATATAGCTCCAATGCTCTTGCAGTTGAAATTGAGTTACCGTCTACAAGAGTTTTACCAATAGCCATTCCAGGTAATCCTGCAACCATTCCTGCAGCACCTAGAGTACCTTTTTCACCCATACTTAAACCAAGTACTTCATCTACTTTTGCATTCATGGCAGAAGCATCTGAAAAGTCTATACCATCCATCCAAGCATTTGGATCTGGTTTTTCAGTTGTTTTAGGATCATCGTTATCATCATCAACTTTAATCTGCGTCTGTGCTTTTTTTAAAGAAGCAGAACCAAACTCGTAAAAAGGAGGACTCTCTGGTTCCTCTGTTTTGGGTTTACCATTGATATACTCAATTATTTTTTGCTCACCAGTCTGTGCATGAACCCAAGTCTTAAATGTTGTGACCGATGGGGCATCACTTCCTGCAGGTTGCATAGTACTAAATCCAACCGTTCCAGTATTCTGACCTGCTAAAATACCTGTGTTTGCTTGTACAGGAACGTTACCCATGTTCTGTTGTACTTGTTGTTGGCTAAGTGGTTCACCACCTATTCTACCATTCTTCTCCATATTCTGCAACCCAGACTTTGCTTTGTTGCGTAAGTCTTCAAAGAAGTTGACTCCATAGAACCTAAGAACATCAGCAGGAACTACGTACTCACCCTCAGATAACATAGCAGGAATATCGTCACGAACTTCACTAGCCATAGAGCCAGGAGGAATTGGATTACCTGAGACAGGATCTTTGTTCATACCATCATCTTTAATACCACCCTGCTGCATGAATGCCATTTCCATTTGTTCGTTCATTGCTACACCACCTTTGTTAAAAGGAAAAACATCTGGGTCTGACTTCTTTGCGTTTTTTGCTAAGACCAAATGTCCTACCTGAATTACTTCATCTGCTTCTAGGATTGCTTGTCCAGTTTCTCTGTCATAAAAGAAACCTCTTTTTATTGGGTCATATCCTACTTGTGTCCACTCACTACTATCAAAAACTTCTTTTGACATAGTAAAAAGTTCATCATCAGTACCCTCTACATATTCGCCTGTCATAACTGCAAATGGACTCTTTTCACCACCTTGAGCAACTCTTTGTGCTTTTCTTACACCACTAGAATCAGGCTGTATAAATTTTACATTTTGTATTCTTACAGCAGCTTTATACTTTTCTTTTTTATTGTGTGTAATTGTTGGAATCCATACATCATAATCAGTATAAGCAGGTATATTTAATCTTACGTCAACAATATCTTTTTCTAGTATCTCATGATTTAAACCTATAATAGGGCTTGTTCTTTGTCGGCTGTTAAGAGCACTAACAATTTCTTTATTGGTAGCAGGTTTAGGAACTTTATTTACTTTACGTATTGGTCTTAATTCGTCAGCTAGTTTTCTATATGTATCTCTTACAACATTAGAAATACCAGAAGCAACTCTACCCCCAACACCCTGTTCAAACTTTTGTGCTATGCCTAAACGTTTTGCTTGAGCTTGTAATTCAGGATTTCTACCTTTTAGAGAATCTCTAAATTCTTTAGGTGTCTCATTCTTACTACGCCATGTTTCAATAGCTTCGTCTGTAAGACCTGCTGCCTCTATAGTAGGAACATTTACATCATCAAACTTTTTACTAATAGCTAGGGCTTCTGGGTAACTAATCTTAGAAGATTTCTCTATAATATTCTGTGGAGAAAAAGGACTGTCTACTAACTCTGCCCCATTCTTATATCTAATTTCAGCTTTAATATTTGGAACATCTAACTCTTTTGCTAATGCTGCTCTAGTGTTTCCCTCTACTATATAAGCTTCACCTTTATGGTTTACCTCTATTAGAATAGTTTGATTAGGGTCAAAACCTTCTTTATCTACAGTTTCTTTAAGTCTGTCGTACTGAGGATCTCCTTTTTTTCTAACTTCATCTCTAGCTCCTTTTAAAGAAGAGACAAGATCAGTATCTAAAAAAAGAGGTTTATCTTTATTAGTTCCTAAAAAAGCTGTGGTTGCCCCATCTAGAAGATTTTTTGATTTGTTGGCATATTCTATATTTTCAGAAAGCCAATCCTCTGCAGATTTTCCAACACCTTCAGTTACTGGATTGTCTTCTTTGTACCCAAAATCATCTAGTGTAAAACGTTGTTTTTTCCTGATAGCTCCTGCACCAAATGCTGACATTGCTGTAGGATCTATCTCGTACTGTTTTACTTTATCAGCTAGAGCCTTGATACCTTTGGCTCCGTATTTACCTGCAACACCACCCATAAGAAGTAGACCACCTTCTATTGCAGCACTCTGACCTGCTTCTGTAAACTGACTTTTTATGTAGTCGTAGTCACGTTCCTGTTCAGGTTTCATGTACTCCTGTGCAACGTTTGCTATGTTTACACCTGAGTCGTAGAATGGAACTATAAAAGATGCAGCCTTAGATATATCCTCCTCTAAGTTTCCTGCCTCTCCTACAAACTTGTCAGCTTCCTGCTGTGCTCCTTCAGCAGTGTAACCAAACATTTCCATTTGAGCACTAATCTGGTTTTGGTCCATTCACTTCATCTCTCAAAAGTTTTAATCTACGAAATGCTCTTGCTTCACCTTGTAGTCTAAATAAGTCATCTTGCTTTATCGTTTGTTCCATTTGAATATGAACGTAGTTAAGTCTTCGATCTATTTCTTCGTTAAACGAGTTCCATAAATTGTTGTCGTTTACAAGTGGTTTTAAATTCATGCTTGTGCTTGTCCTACATTACCTGTAAAACCCTGCTCTCCTGGTAGAGGTGCTGTTCCTGTGCCAACCTGTCCTCCTCCAGAACCTTGAGTATCTTGGACCTGTGCTCCTGCAGGAGGTTGCTGTGGAGCACCTTGAGGTGCAGGTGCACCTTGCGCAACTTCAGGAGGTGGATTTTGTGCTTGAAACTTTTTAAGTATTTCAGCTTGAATTGCTGCGTCACTCATTGAGTTTGCTACTTTATCAGGGTCAAGATCCATAGACTTTGCAATCTCTCTGATAATATAATCCATTTTTGCAAATGGTGCAAGTGCAGGATTCTGTACTACACCAAGAAACTGCATAAGCCTTTGGCTACGAACCTCGTTAGCCATTAAACTCTCTGTACCTTCTGCTTTAACCTCTAAGTCACCCTTGATCTCAGGATCAAAGTCAAACTGCATGTTAAAGCTAAAGAATGCTTTACCTAAAGGACCAAGTAGATAGTCATCTACGTTTTTTACGACAGTCCTAATGCTGCCATTGGCAGCAGACATAAGCATAGAAATACCAGAAGCAGTACGGCCCACACCACTAACGCCTGTTTGACCATGTGCGAAAGATGGAAAGCCAGTTGATTCATCTGCTAATACCCTTGCTTTATCGAACATCTGCATGTTCTCGTTAGATACATTGGGGAACTTGGTTCCGAAAATGCTCTGTCCAGGTGCACCCCCCATTCTGCGTAGGACTTTGCCAGGGTACATAGATAAGTCTTGACCTGGAGCCAAGTTTGTTTCATCTATTTCTACTAACAAGTTACCCGATAATGCAGCATTGTCCACCGACATCCTCAT